TCTATCCCTTTTATGTAGCCTTCCATCAACTTGTCTTTGTATTCCTCCCACGTATCATCTATGGCTTCACCGTAATAGTTAATGCCTTGTATACCATTCTTACCAATGCTTTGCGCAATGGCATAAGCTGCGCTCTTAATGCGACTCTCTGTAGTCTTTACAAATTGCCCCTGTCTATTGCGTAATTTGAAGCCGCCTATCTTTAGTTTCTCACGTATCCATGACTCAATGTATTCCGAACGTGGTGCACGCGCCCCGGGTCTTCTACCAAACTCAATCACATCTGCATACTTGCCCGCTTCGTCATTGCTTACCGTGAAGTCAATAGTGGGTTTGTTGTAGCGTATATTGATTTTATAGTATAGCGATCGTAACAGGTTACCACTTGCAACACGGTTGACCATCTTACCGCGCACACGTCTTTTGATGCGCAGGTTTGATTGCGCACGCTCCACTACTGCAAGCGCATACTCGTTTAGTATTTCTTCAAAATCATCCACTAGATAAGCGTAATGTTTAGTATTGATGCAGCTATAACATATGCTTCGTTATTACTATCGCCACTATTACCCCAGTCTGAATATGTTTGACCATCGAATATGATTTGTCCATCATAGATGCTCTTAGAATCAGCATCGCATAATGAATAAACAAGCGCGGCACTTGCTTCCAAATCATCAAACGAAATGTAAAGCTTTATACATACGGCGGTTTTCGTTTCACCGTTGCTCCAAATATCAAGTGGTTGTATGCTTCTCATGATTATATTTTTTCAAGTTGTATGAATGTAGCGTTACCGTATACGGTCGCAGTTGAACCGTTGGCAGAAGTCACGAAAGCGGGTGTTAAGTTGCCCGATGTTCCTGCCGTACTAATAAAAATTTCAATGGTGGCTAACCCCGTTTGGTTGTTAGCTTGGTTTAATCGGTTAGTTAATGCGGCTCCACTTGTTACCGCCTGCCACTGCATAAATTGACCACCAACCGCTGCGCTTGATATTTGCCCAACGTTCATTGTTGAGCCACTTGGAAACGTAAATAGTAAGTTAAAGCCCGTTGTACTAACAAAACCTGAGCTAACAACAAGGCGGCCTATATAACTGCTATTCGCGTCAAGCGCAAGTTGGCACCCCGTTATATTAACATTCGTTCCTGTTGTGGCACTTGTTAGGTTACTAGTTTGAACGCCGCGCAACAATCCTAATTCAGTTTTTAGTGTTGCTAAACTTATTGCACTTGCCGTATTATCTGCATTGATTCGAATGTAACGTATTGCAGAAGGATTAGCTAATGTTGCAAGGCTAGTACCTACAGTCGTAAGTCCGATGCTATCTTGTTTTCCATTAAACGTAGACCAATCCGCACTACTCAATGCACCACGATTTCATTCAATGAACTTACACCGATTGCATACGTGGTATGCACTTCACCTATGCGCGCATCTTCAGTATAGAGCGTTACGGTCTTACCGTTTGTGTTTTGAATATCAAACTCTATGTGTATACGGTCGGTTGCAGCCGTGACCGTAGTAGGTACTGAGATAGTGAAGCTATACAAATCAGGCACGTTGCCGTTTGTGATTTCTTCCATTGTGGAAGTAGCCACTAATGTGAAAGTGCTGCCGTTATACGTATATAGCTTTGCAAGTATTTGGGCATGGTTTGCACCACCTCCTGATTCACTCAAGTACACGTCAATAGTCCATACACCTGCAGGTATAAGGACGTGGTTTGGTGAACCTACGTCTGTGATAAATCTAGCGATTGCACCTGTAGTAGCACGCGTGAAGTTAGCCGCTGGTCCCGTGTTTGCAGTTATGCCTAATTCGTAGTAATCATTGCCACCAATAGTACCCTGTGACACGTTACCATTAAAGTAGAATACTTGTCCACCACCACCGCCTGTTGAAGGCAATGTACGTAGCGCACCCGTGCCGTCTATGTATTGATCAACTGTACCATTTGCACCAACTGCGAGTGTGCCGGATGCGGTCACGGGCGAACCTGTAACACTAAATGCAGCGTTAGTAGGTGAAGGCATGGTAAGACCTACCGATGTAACCGTGCCACTTCCAATGGTTGGCTTGTTCTTTATGTAGTCAAGTGCGGCCGTGTTGGCTTGTGTCCAGTCCGATTGAATCTGCGCTGCTGGTATCGTAGGCAGGTTAGATAAATCATTGTAATCGTTTGAGTAAGCTACATCACCCAACTGACCATTTAAAAATTGATTAGTAGGGGCATCAAATAATAATGTATCGTTTTGCGCAGGACTTAAAATGTTGACATCTGTAAGGTCACGCAGTTCAGTTGGTATTATTGGCTTATTCAATATTTGATAATCACCACTTGAAGCATTCCAGTCTACAGGTGATTGACGCAAGCGATAGCCTACGGCAACAAGTGTCCAGTACGTTGGGTTGCTTGGATTAATTGCATCATTGTTTGCAATGCACCTATATACGCTGCCGTTATACCATACCCTATCACCTATCACATATGGGTTACCCTGTGCAGTTGTGTGGTTGACGTTGTATTCAGTCGACACATATTCACCACCACCACCGCCACCACCTGCAGCATCAATGGTCACGCTGCCATTACCATTGTCTGTAATGGTCACGTTAGTGCCTTCTACTAAGTCGAGAATGTTTTGCACCGCATTGTCTACACCATTGGTGCGAAGTACGATGCCATAACCCGTGCCCGAACCGCCACTACCTGATGCACCACCAACTGACCATATAGCGGGAATGTCGCAAGCACTCCAGTCCCACGGCACTTCAAGCTGCAAGGAAAAAGTAACACCTGTGAGCGTGTTCTTGTATTCCTCCATGAATGGCTCAATGGTAGGATTAGTGACTAGCTGCACATCAAATCCAAACAACTGCAAACCATTCTTAACTTCAGCTATTAAGTCCTGTGCTAATCGCACACAGTCGCTTATCACTTCGCGTTGGTATTCCGCTTTTAGTTCTTTGTCACGTGGTATATCTGCAAATATGATTTGAAAATCAAACTGCATACCACCATCAACCGGGGTGATGTTGTTAGGCACCACGTGCATAAATGGATACTGTTCGTCTTGATCCATATCTGCAAGGTCAATTTGACCGTGTGTGAATCGCTTAATCAAAAAGTGACCTGCAGCAAATGCTTCAAGTCTATTGATTAGTACGTTGTAGCTATAGTTGTAACTATTCATTATCTACTATGTTTTCTCATTTCTACTTTTTGCGTGTACGCATAATCCGCTAAGTACGTTAGGTGTGTGAATACTTCCATCACACCCCGCTCTGTTACCGCATCAAACTTTGTCACGTCCCTATCTGCTAATACTTCAATGATGTGAAACCATCCATACACGGCTAAGCCGTCTGGGGTTGTTCCTTCATCTCCTTCACTATTTCCGTTATCTCCTTTGCCAAATAATCTAGGGAACTGTTGTATAGTTCGGTTTCTAAATTCGAAAAAAAAACAAGCACGTTCATCACATGGTCAAGTGTCAACTGCAACACTTCATTCTCATACTTGCGTTTGGCGTTCGGGTTGTACACTTCTATGTCGTAGTACTTCCCGAATTTAGCTTTAATAGGGCGGTATAGTATGCACATCATTTTGAAGGCTGCTTCACCATTTACCTTCCCATCTTTCCACACGCCCGCGCAGTTGGTGTCTAGGTCAATGTATTCACCAAAGGTCAACTCGTTAAGGTTAGGGACAAAGCCTAACTCAATTGCACCTATGCGCACCTTGCGTTCAAAGTCATTACTACCTAGCTTTATCGCTGCTTCAAATCGCATTATGATATCATCTATCACATTTGATTGTAGTAGTCTAATGCTATCCGTACTCTTACCGGTTATTATGCGCACCTGCTCAAGCTTATCGACTGCGTTTTGGTAGTCAATGTATTTGGCTAAGGTCACACCCTTTGCGTTCGCCGCTATGCTGAACTTAAGTTTCATGCTCTTTGTATTGTAGTTTTTATTGTGTTTTTGTTACAGATCGCTGTGGACTTGAATGATTACAGGTGCTTTCTCATCACCGCTATGTGTGATGCGTGCCTGTTTTGGTTTGAAGTATTCGAGTACATCCAGTGTCAATCCTGCTGCCTTGAATTTTAAATCTTCATCACGGCTATCCATGCACTCATTGATGAACTCGGCAACCTTTGGCAATGCCTCGGCTACGAAAGTGCGCCCGAACTCTTCCCATTCAAGCGTCTTCTTGTTAAGGCTTCCTAATGGTCTACCATTGGGGTTGTTGGTCATTCCTTTTTGCAGTCCCATATTTGTTATTTTGATGTTTACAAGTTACTGTTTTGCTTGCTTATGTTCATGCAACTTACCTAGCTGCCTTCTGAATTCACTAATGAGGTCACGTATGCATGAAGCGCATTGACTTGGTTTCTCGTGTTTCTTTGTAACCTTACCTAGCCAGTAGTAAAGCAGGGCAGTATCTTCTTGCGTAATCTTATGCGCACCGTCTATGCGCTGAATAAATTCATCTAACTTTTGTATTTCGGTTTCACTCCAGTCTAATGCATTCCACTTTCTAGCCGGGCATGAAGTGAAGCGGTACTTTACCTTGTGATGCATGAAGCACCCGCAAAGCTTTATCTTTTCTTTGTAGTAGGTAACCTCGTTTTCTTCAGGCATAACCGTGCCACCTATCAAAGGTGTGCCACACGTTGACCATTGGTGATTAAACCATTTACATTTCTTGCAGATCTCAAGCCTCTCGCGTTGGATTGCTGGTGGTACGTTGAAGTTGAACATATGTGCGTATTCGTTTTAATGCCCTGTGTATTGATAGACGAAGGTAGGCATAGGGTATGCCTGTTTCCGTGCTTAATTTTTGATAGTTAAAATCGGGTTTAGCATATAGACGCAGTAAGATGGCATCGTGTTCATTTAATCGGTCTATTGCGTTGTATAAATATTCACCATCTACGAAAGAACCTAGCCACGTTTCATCTTGTTTGGTATCATCTACACCTTTGTCTGTGATAAGCTCGTAGTATTTACGGTAGCGCATGGCGTAGTCACTTCTATTGCTATGCCATGATAGCCACAAAGCACGATCAACATACTGCCTAACCTTACCACGGCAAACAATATCTACTACATCCTGTTCAGGCCTATCCAGTAACCGTGTAAGCACTACATGCACGAGGTCTTTTGCCCGTGTTTTATCGTGTGTTAGGCCCGTTGCCTTATTTATCCACGAAACGTAATGCCTTGATATTTCACTATTTACACAATTATCCAAAAATATTTATGAAATTATTTGCAGTGTAAGTAATCCTGTATATATTTGCAGGGTCAAACAAAGGTAATCAAAAACAAAAACAATATGTATTTCAAATTTGAACACGAAAGCAGTATCATTCCTGCACTACTAGAAATCGAAGTAAGTTATAACGCTTACTACCGTGAATCTGACTATGAAAATCCATCTGAGTTTTCAGTTAGTGATGTTGAATACACCATCTACTGTGGTAAACTAGACATCACAGAATGCATTGATGAATCAAATAACAAGGCATTGCAAGATGAACTTGAAACTGCCATCAATGAAGCTTGTAGCGATAACTTTTTTAAAATCAAATAATCAATAAACACAATGACACACACAATTCAAGTACAAACAGTAGCCCCTACGGTAGTAGGCACTGCTGAAGTAACGTTGCCTTTCTACTATGTATGCGGCAACTTTAGCGAAATCTATTGCTGCATGACTGCAGAAAAGACGTTAATGACGTTAATGACTTCTAAATCTGCTTACCAAATTGAGACAAGAAACTATCAAGGCTTTGCCGAGGTTACTTCACGTCTTGAAATAGATATGCGTGACAAGCTATTTAAGGAGATAGAACCCGAAGTGTTCATGCATAAGTTCAGCGAAGCGCACCGGGAAGTATTCTATGCGGTTAATCCACAATTAAAACCGATTGCATGAAGCAGCAAAGATTCAATGAACTCGTTGTACGCACGGTGGGCAGTAAGGCTGCCCTCCTGCGTGCTATGCAACGAAACAACACACCCGTTAACGAAAGAACCTTTTACAACTGGATGCGTGACGTGCGAGTGATACAACTATCACAACTGATCAACATGAGTAAAGCAATGGATGTCCCGGTGTGTGAGCTAATCAATTCTATAAACATAAAACATGAAGGTGATGAATAAGCTACCAACACAAAAACAGGTTAACTACCTGCGCAAAGCATTGAATAAGCATTCAATCAAACAGATTCAGGTTGATCTAGGCGTGCCTGAAAAGACAGTACACGAGTGGATGCTTGTAGTCTTCAACAATCGGTTAGCATCTACTAAGTGGCGGCATATAAAGCAGGAGCTTGATTTCTATGATGCCAATACTGATGAATTAATGAGTGCAAATGAGTACAATGTAGGTGGTCACTTTCGGGAAACTGAAAAACCAAAGCGCATCTATTCACCCGCACGTATGTTTTACCTAGTCACAATCAATCATAACTACTCGTATGTGGTAAAATTTACCGAACCTGTGCCATTGACTAGCATCCAGTACGCAAAAAAATCATTACAATGTGATTATGAAGTGCAGCCATTGGGACACTGGGAATATGGCGAACTACGTGACACGCTGCCTGCGGTATCTATTGATGCACAATACGACTATGTAGGCTTATTTTGGTACACCTTTAAAATGATGTTACATGAAGCATGAAGAAAGCAAGATTCAGCAACGCTGTGTTGAATGGTTTAGATACTCATTCCCGCGCGTATTAATCGCTTCCTTTCCTAATGGTGTATACATAGGTGGTACACCTGTGCAAAGAGCGCGTAGATGGAACCTGTTGAAAGCAGAAGGAGCCATGCCCGGTATGCCTGACCTTATGATATGCATGAGCAACGGGCCACACCACGCGCTATTTATAGAAATGAAAACCGAAAAGGGTAAACTATCGGACACACAGAAAATCGTTCACGCACAGCTTATCAATGCAGGTTATGCAGTCAAGGTGTGCAGGTCATTTGAAGAATTCACAATAACAATTAAATCTTATTTAGAGTCATGAGCAAGAACACAAAAGAAAAGTACGGGGCATTGATTATGGATATTGCCTCAGGTGAATCATTTAGAATTGATGAAATGCGAATGAAGCATAAGGTATCAACACGAGTGTTTACCATTATGCGTGATTTAGGCTATATCAAAAGTGTGCCGTATAGTATGCATGTATGGCATGCTGATGCACCTACTCAAATTACGATTAACTTAATCATTAAAGAATGCAGGAAATCATCGCGCATTGAAAAGGTTATGGCTAAGCAATCAACACCACAGCTAACCATTAAACCTATTAAACGAGTTGAGCGTACACAGCCAGTCCCACAACCTGATGTTGATCTATTGAATTACGACCGCAGCAATAGCAAGATGATTATCATTCTTACAGTTGGTGTGATACTAGGTTTCTTAATCGCAACAATTATTTGGAAGTGATATGAAATACGATATTCAATACATTGGTGAATGTGATCATGTAGAAAATTTCACGAATAAGGTATACCATGCACGTTGTAAGAAAAGATATTTCAAAGTATTTAATCCTGAATTAGGTGACACGTATCAAATAGCCTTTTGCAATGATTCGTTAAAACTGCATATGCAACAAGAGTTTTCGCATAAGCTAGTTTACTTTTCAAGTCAGTGCGAATATGAAATTAAAAATTTAATTGTGCGTGCCCTTAATTTACATCGTTACCACTTTATGCTTAGCAGAGATTATCCTGTTATCAATCATACTTGGATTACAATATGTGAAAGACCCAATACGCTGATACAGGTTCCTTTTAAAACTTGTATAGAATGGTATCTACAAAATAGAAGTTTCCAACTTTGGGATGCTATGCAATGGCCGCTAAATGATTTTATTCGTGAGAAACAACGCTATAAAAAATATGCATCGTTATGCGAAAAATTACAACACATGATAAGACAAGTGCCACGAAAAGAATACAATGATCGTGAGCCAGCAATCAATGACATACTATTACTAATCTTAAAAATTATTTACAATGAAACCCATAAACAACAAGTCCCTTCTACACTTCCTGTTCGACCAAATGGAAAAACTAGACAAGCAAGAAGTAACAGTGGACGTAGCAAAAGCACAGGCACACTTAGCGAAGCAAGCCAACAATGCGCTGAAGTATGAGATAGATCGCACACGGCTATTGATTGACCTTGACAAGCACCGGGCAGAGACTGGTAACGCTGTTGACTTCAGGAATGCTGAAGGAAAAAACTTTGACTAATTTGGAAGTAGATATAGTTTGACTATATTTGCGATGCTACTCAGTATGAAAAACATTTCAAATCCCACCATTACCGCATTGCCATAAGCACAACCGTGCGCTGGGTAGCCTTTGTGTGTAGTGGTGGGTATTTTGCTTATGAGAGAATCAACTGTATTTTATAGATCGTTTTACGAAGCGATTAAAGAACTTGATGCAGATACACAGGCACAAGTTTATTCTGCCATCTTTGAATACGCCCTGAACTTTAATGAAGTTGAACTAAAGGGTGTAGCTAAGACTGTCTTTACCCTAATCAAACCCCAACTGGATGCTAACCTGAAGCGATACGAAAACGGAACTAAAGCAAAGGTGAAGCAAGTTGTAAGCAAACAGGAAGCAAAACAGAAGCAAACTATAAGCAAGGTTGAAGCTAATGTAAATGTAAATGTAAATGATAATGTAAATGTCAATGAGAATGAAAATGTAAATCATAATCAGAATGATAATGTTTTAAGGTCGCGCTTTCGCGCTCCGACGTATGATGAGATATTTGATTTTATGAAAAGTAAAAATGCATTAGCCGGGAATGTTTGGCCTGATGCCAAAGTGCTGACTGAGGCTAAGGCATTCTTTAACCATTACGAAAGCAATGGATGGATGGTGGGTAAAAACAAAATGAAAAACTGGGAAGCGGCCGTGCGCAACTGGATGAACAACAATTCTAAATTTGAAAATCAAAAAATAAATACCAATGCAAAACAACCAACTACAACAGCAGAACACATTGCAAAAGCTGAGGCACTTTTCCGCGATGCAGTCGCTATCAGTCGAGCACGCGATGAAGCAAGACAAGATAGCACTACTTCGTAAACTAGACCGCACCACAACAAAGATTAAAATCATGGAGCTGGTTACACGATGTACCCAACTGCTCAATGTGCAGAACAACATGAACGCACTACAGATTGAATTCTGTGCTGAAAACATTCTCGATAAGATGTGGATGTATAGCCTTGAAGATATTCAACTGTGTTTAGATCGTGGTGCTATTGGTGCTTATGGCACGATATACAACCGCATAGACCCTGCTACAATCCTTGCATGGTTTCCACTTTATGACCAGCAACGCCAACTAGCTGTTGATGGAATTAATCAAAAAGAAAAGGAAGCTAACAACATCTACGAAATGTTCCAACATCCGCAGGTGAAGGAAGCTATACAGACTGCGGCGGATAAGTTGAAGATTGAAGAAGCCCCGGCACAGGAGGCAAAGCGTGTCACGCCGTCACGATTTGAAAAGATGCTGATGGATGAGTTTGATGAACTGCCTACGTGGGACAATGATATGCGCTTTCGTGTGTATAACAACAGACCATACCAGTTCACAGAGTTCAGGAAGGAACGCTACCGCGAATTGATTGAACAACAAAACGAATACTAATATGGAACCAATAATTGTTGAGATTAAAATTTATCCTGAACAAGAACAAATAGATTCTGTAGGAGAGAACTATAC